CCGGCGCGCCGTAGAGGATATTGAGGCTGTGGGTTTCCAGATACTTGTCGATGATGTATTCAGTCGGTGGGCGCGGGATACGTGCCTCGCGCAATGACCTGAACAGCCAGCGCCTGGTCGTCGGTGCCGGCGGGTCATCATAGAGCACGTCATCAAACGGTATCGGGCCGTCGTCAACGTGCTGGAACATGGCCGGCCGTCCTTTGCGCCAGTGCGTCGGTTATGTCCGCGCCGCGTCGTGTGGCGGGGGCGGGATTTTGCCTAACCGGCTTATACCCATACTGGCCCGCCTTATGGAACAGGGTAGCGATGGTAACGCCCGATGCGCCGGTCTTAAACGACCGCCACTTGCGGGCGACCTCGCCCGGGTATCCGGGCGACCACGCCTCGATTAAGGCGATCCCGCGCTCGTCGGGGAACGAATCGTGAACGGCCATGAGAATGGGCAGCCAGTCGGTGTTGTAGTCTCCGCGCGGCGGGATTGTGGCCAATGCGCGGGCAACCTCTGCCTCGTCGGTCGATTGCGGGGTCGTCGCCTTGATGGTCGGGGCCGGTGGCTCGTAGTCGCCGCCAAACGTCACGAACAGCGCGTTAAGCTCGTCGTGACGGTCTTCGATGTCTCCTGAGGCGATACCTGACTCGACAGCCCCCTTCCCGTACTGATTGCCCGTCACAGTGAAATAGCGCAGTTCATTGTACATCTCGAAGCCCGGCTGTTTGACCGAGTGCGGGATCGAGCCGCAGGCCAGAATGTGCAAGCCATTGCCCGACGGGGACAATTCCGTATAGCTGTTGAGCATTTGCACGACCTGTCGCGCCGTGTCGGTCAAACGGCGCGCGTTTCCAACGCCGACGAAACAATCGTCGAGGTCTACGCCGATAACGCCCGCTTCGATAGTGAACACATAGCCGATGCCCGCCCAGCCATAATGCTTTTTGGCAGACCAGGCCTGAACCGCCGTGCTCCATGTATCGGGGTTGTTACTGGCAGCCGCGCCGCCGGTGCGGGGATTCATGGGTATCTTTTTGGCGGTGTAGCCTACCCATTGCGGCAACACCTTTAGATCAGCGATTGTTTTCATACTCTCCTATTCCGGCACGGTTTCGGCGCCGGCCGCCTCCAGATGACGCGCGGCAACCTGTAATTTAAGCGTCACTTCCAGCAGGTCGCGTTCCAGCCCGCCGCGCGTAAATTCACCGCGCCGGATACGCTTTAATAACCTGTCCCGTAGGTCTCGTAAACTTTGGGGATAGGGGATGTTTCAACTGGAAAGCGAATAGCTCCCATGATTGGCACGGCCTAACCGCCGTGTCTTTCATTTTATCCGATTGCCGCCACCATTACTGGCAACGCCATATCTTGCTGGCTCAGGTCGGGGGGGTATTCGATAAGCTCTGCTAACTCGCACTCCAGGAATTTGCACAGAGACACCAGAGTTGATTCGTCGAATCGTGTCACAGTTCCCCGCGCGTAATTTGAGAGAGTTGTAGGGCTGATATTCGTCAACATGCGAATATCATCATAGGTGTAACTCCGACCATCGCGTGATTCTTTTTGCGCCAGCAAAATCTTGAATCGGTTTCTTATTTGAGCCATTCGCCTTCTCACCTCCTCATTGCTTCAAGATAGAGGTAGTATAACCGCTTGCTTCTATCATGTCAAGTAGTTGGTATAAGAATACATCTTCTAAACAAACTATCGCTTAATCAGAATTGAAAGACAGGGGGCCTTATGCGCGGAGAAACGAGCCGCCCCCCCCCGCCCCCGACAATCACATTTCATGAAGCCACCCTGACCCGGTGGCTTTTTTTGTTGTGTGCTAAGTAGGCAGCAATACATACCAACTACTTGACATCTTATAACTACTTGATATAATTATTAGCAAGTTAGATGTTATCGCGGACTACGAACAAGAACCATGATCAACAAGACCCACTACATCTATGCCCTGCTCGACCCGAACACGAACGAAGTCCGGTATGTAGGGTGCTCGGTAAATCCGCTTAAGCGATACCAGGAGCACACCTGCATCGACCGGATATGTAATGAGGTCAAGCATGAATGGGTAGAGGCGCTCAGTCAGACCGGTCAGAAACCGGCTCTTATCTTACTGGATAAATGTGGCGACAGAGCCACCGGACGTGAACGAGAATCGGCATGGATCACCACGCTCTTGGCTGATGGTGCTCCATTGACCAACAGGATTTATCGAGGTTGTGAAGGAATAAACAAAGGCATGAAGTGGCGACGGTAGTACCTCAATACAAACAACAAAAACGCCTCGACCGGTTCGAGACAACCGGCCGAGGCATAGTGTACAGGAGAGTACAAGCAAATGATAACACAGACCGAGACTCAGAGCAATCACATCATCGACAACAACGACCCCTTTCAGTTGGCCGCCGCCCGCATCGCCGACCGTCACCCCCATCTGGCCGACATGGCCTACGCCGCCGCCGAATACGCAGCGCGCGAAAACGGCGTCGAGTGCCTGTCATCAACGCTGGTACACGTCCGCAACATCGAGGGCACGACCTATCGGCTCACATACACGGACGACGGCTGGCAATGCACCTGTCCGGCGTTCGCCTATCGTCCGGCGGTCATCAACGGCCGCTCCTACTGCAAGCACATCGTGACAATGGCAATCCGCAACCGCGCCAATGGAGATCACTCATGAACGGACACGACGACGACGAACTGGACATCTACGGGCCGCAAGACGACGACGAAAGGCAACAACAGCAGGCCGACGACGACGAAGCTCTGGCTGACTACTACGAAACCCTGTACTGGTTTCTGGCCGGTACGAAATAAACACCCACGAGGAGAATATCATGACAAACGCATTGACTATATACGAGCATATGAACGAATTACAGACGGCGGCCAACGCCATGCACGCATCCGGTATGTTTGCCGACGTGAAAACGCAAGCCCAGGCGTTGGTTAAAATCATGGCCGGTGCAGAAATGGGTCTGCCACCGTTTGCCTCGATGAGCGGTATCCATCTCGTGCAGGGCAAGCCGGTCATCGGCGCAACCCTGATAGCGACGCTGGTCAAAAATGATCCGCGCTACGATTATCGCGTCAAGCGAGCCGACGCCGTCGCCTGCGAGATCGTCTGGTACGAAAACGGCCAGCCCGTCGGCGAGTCATCATTTACGATAGCCGAGGCCACCGCTGCCGGACTGACTGGAAAAGACAACTGGAAAAAATACACGAGCGATATGCTGTTTGCCCGTGCCTTGACGCGCGGCGCGCGGCGATACGCTCCCGGCATCTTTGGCGGCGCGGCGGTTTACACGCCTGATGAGTTTAATCTGGACACCGACGCCGAGGGCCATATCGTCAACGTCACCCCGGCCGTGGTCATCGAGCCGCCGCAACCGCAATTGGCGTCGGGTCCTCTGCCCGACGATGAGTTGGTCATAGCCGAGACCGCCGTGCGCGAGTTCATCCCCGCCGTTGCCGCGCTACTCGAAACCGATACAGACACGATCAAGGCACGGCTCCACGCTCTCGGTTACGAGCGTATTCCTGGTGACCAGACCAAACGCATCGACGCCTATCGCCGCCTCAAGGGCGACCTGGGCGATAACGCGCAGTCTGACATGTTCGGTGCGCCGGAACCGGCCACGGACGGAGCCTATCGGGAATAAACCCCTCCCCCGCTGCCCGACCCGTGACGTGGCAAGTACCGGCACAGCATCGGCCACGGCAATCATGACCAGCTAGACGGTCGGGCGGCGGGGGATACGAGGAAAAAACAGATGACACGAATCCTACCCGTTGCCTTCATGATGCTTTCCGCCGTTGGAGCGACCGCAGTGACTACCGGCTACGCCTCGCGCTATGACCCCGGCGTGTTCGAGGAAGTTGTGGATTACCGCGACATAAACGGCTGGTGGCGCAACACCCCGCCGGTTGACCGACACCTGGTAGCCGGTTACGCGGCCACGAGCGATTGCGGGCAAGTGGGGCGCGTCGTCTACATGCGACCCGTCGGCTCCAGCGTCTGGGAGCGCGTCCTGGTGGCCGATTGCGCGGGGCGTGACAGCCACCAATGGATGCTGGACAACAGCATCGTGGCCGAGCTTGATTACAACCTGTTCACCCGTTGGGCCGGTATCCACGGTCTGCCATTGGCGGTCGAAATGAGACCGCTAGGCCCTGATACCAACTGACCCAAAAGATAACGCCCCTGCCATCACAGGGGCGAGCCGGGAATGGAGACAGACCCGACCGCCTTTTATTGTAGCAGTATCTGATTAAATGGAGACAACACAATGACCACAATCCTTTTCTCTTTCCTCGGCATCCTTGCTTTCCTCCTTTTGCTTTTCGCCATCGAGAAAGTGTTTTATGCCGTCTTTCCCGAGAAGGACGACCGATAGTTTCACCCCGGCGGCGCGTCAAAGCCGCCGGATGAAAACCGGCATGGGGCGACTTGCCCGTAGCCGGGAAGGGCGCGGCTGTCCTGCCATGTGTTCCAAACAACAACGGTAGTTAAGACCGCCGCCTGAGTCGTATTTGCGCCCGACGGCTCAGGCGGCAACCAGAGGTAAACAAAATGAAATACACGGACTGGATTAAGGAAAATGAGGACGGAAATGTTCGGGAGTACATCGCGTTCTGCCGAAGCAATGGGCAACAAATCGACCTGAGCATGGCCTACCTGAGCGGGGCTAACCTGAGTGGGGCAAACCTGCGCGAGGCAGACCTGCGTGGGGCAACCCTGAGCGGGGCTAACCTGAGATGGGCCAACCTGCGCGAGGCAGACCTGCGCGAGGCAGACCTGAGCGAGGCTAACCTGAGTGGAGCAGACCTGCGTGGGGCAACCCTGCGCGGGGCAGACCTGCGCGAGGCAGACCTGAGTGGGGCAAACCTGGGCGGGGCCGACCTGAGCGGGGCAGACCTGAGCGAGGCCGACATGGTCAATATTGATCTGACCGGGGCCAACCTGACCAGAGTTATCACCCAGCCCGTGGCACGTAAAGAACAAAAATGAGGTAAAGCATGGAATTGTTACTACTCATCGCCGGGGCCGCCATTGGCCTCATCGTCTTGTATCTGGTCTGGCACGCCCTGACCGCCCTGTCGCACTTTCTTGAAGGCGACGACCTGTATGATGATGACGGGGAATGGTGAGATGGACGGCGTAACACCCCGTCGTATTTATTCCCGCCAGCCGTCCACGCTTTCCGGCGACGGCCACGCCCCGCTGACCGTCGCCGCGTTGTGCGGCACGGCGGCGACCATCGGCGCGGTTGCCGTGGTCATGGTCGCCTCGCTCCCCTTGCGCTGGCTCTGGATCGCCGCCCTGTTGGGCGCGGCCGCGTTCCTGACCGCGCTCATCTGGCGGCTTCAGGTGCATGACACACTATCGATTGTCGAGCGTGAGACCACAATTGTAGACACACACCCCGTCCGCCCCGTCATCCACGACCGCGCCGTGGGCAACGTCATCCGGCGCGGCAACTTCCGGATGAGCCGCGAGCAATGGCAGCGGCTCTACGAGCTTGCCCGCGACGGCCGCCCGCTGACCCGCGACGCCGCCCGCGATGCCGACGCCATGCCGCGCGACCTTTACATCGAGTGGGCCGCCACGATGAGCGAGATGCGCCGGGTGGGGCTGGTCGATGACGACAACCGGATGACCGACGCATGGCGCGAATTCCACGCTTCCATCGTCGAAACCGGCCGCCCGCCCGCCGCCCGCCCGTTCATCCCGTCAATGAGCGAGGAAGCGGCCTCGTGGGGCAGGGGGGGCGAATGAACTACCACTTGACCCTTGCCCTGCAACTTCTGGCCCGCGCCGTCAATACCATGTTAGCGGCCGATGGCGCCACCCAGCGGGTGACGCCGAATATCACCGTCACCCGGCAGGGCGGCTATACCATCATCGCCTTCGAGGAGGCGGCCCCCGGCGACGTGCCGCCTCCGATTGACACGACACACTTGCGCCGCGACTGGAGGCGAGGAGGCTGACCCATGCCAGACCGTGCCGTACAGGCGTTGTACGCCCTCAGGACGCGCTTAAATGAACTGCACGATACATCCGGCCTATCGTGGCGACAAATCGCCGCACGGGACGAATATGAGGGCGTCAGCCACGCCACGCTACAGGCCATCGCCGTTGACGGACGCGACCCGATCAGCCCTCAGCTGAGGCGGTTCCTGCGTCTACCACCGCGAGCCGTGCCGGTTGTGCCCTGCGAGGAGTGCGGGCAAGTTCACACCCAGCACCGGCAATGCGCCCATCGCCCGCCGCCGGTCGGTAAACGGCGGTTCTCGTTCTGGGTAGACGCGGCTGATATAGACCGGCTGCGCGAGATGGCCGACAGTCATCCTGACGGTCGCACGGCGTGGCTGTTGGAGCGGGCTGACTTAACGAGTTAAACGCCGGGCCGGTCAGTCAAAGCCGACCCGTCAAGCCGGTGTAGGCGATTTGCCCGACCGGTCAGAGCGCAATGTCTGTGGCAAGTTGTATCGGTTAAGAGAATCCCGCCTTATCCCGTCCGCGCTCGCGGGGTGAGGCGGGCCCTGTTTGCTGAGTTTATGGCGCAACACAAAACACGAGGAAAAAAGTGATAATCGAACCAAAGGCGATAACAGAAGTGAAATGGTATCCAGACAGCACACCGCCCCCCGACGGCGATGTCTATCTCGTGATTCGTCGGCATGTCGAACCGCCTCACTATCGTTTCATTGATATAGTTGTGTGGAAAGCCATCCCCGCCAAATACAGGCCCACTCGACTCTACGAACAGCCATCCCATTGGCACGCATCCGAACTGGCCCTTGCCCCTGTCACCCACTGGGCGCGTTTGCCCGAAATGCCCCCTGACGAGGCCGGTCATGACTGACATGACCGTCAACACGATTGTCCGTCTCCCGGACGGGCGCATTGCGAAAGTCATCACTGCGCCTGTCGGCACGAGCCGATTTGTAACCGTACTGGTCGAAGATACCCCCGGCGAGGGCCGGGCTTACCAGATACATATTGACCAACTGGTGAAAGCGTAATGACCCGTGCTGTCATCCTCATCGCCGCAGCCCTGCTCAGCCCGCCCGCCGACATGCCGACGCCGGACGGATTGACCGGCTACGCCTCGGCCTACGCGCCGGGCGTATTCGAGGGCGTCGTTCGCTACCGGCTGGACAATGGCCTGTGGCGACATCCCCCGCCGATTGACTGGTACACGGCGGCGGGTTACGTGGCCACCAACAATTGCGCCCAGGTCGGACAAATGGCCACGCTCGTCGCGCCTGACGGTCGTGTTTACCGCGTCCTGATTGCCGATTGCGGCGGCGCGGGCGAGGGGATAGGCGCGTAATGGATGACCGCCAACAACATCATTGTCGAACTGGATAATCGGCTCTGGGAGCGGCTGACCGGCGAACACGGTCGCCCGCTAAAAGTGACACTGAGGTAGTACCATGACAACCTTGACTCCTGTTTCTGCTCGCGCCGCCGTCAAGCTGTGCAGCAATTGCGGCAAGGCGGCGGCCACCCTGAAGAAAGGCCGTTGCGCGGCCTGCTACGACTACCACTGGCGCAAGGGCAAGGAACGCCCGCCATGGTACGGTAACAGCGCACGAGTAACCAGCGACGACGACATCCTCGCGTTCCACGACCGTTACATGAAGGGCGAACCAGTGGCGACCCTTGCCGAGGAAGCGGGGGTGAAGCCTGTAACCGTCTATGACTGGTTCAGGGGCTTGGGACTATCCCTGAAAATAACGCCTCCGGCCAAACGCACCTGCTCCAATTGCGGGCGTGTTATATCCCGCCCCCGATTCGGACGGTGTAACCCCTGCTACCAGTGGCATCGCATTTACAGTGAAGAACGCCCGCTGGATGACGAGGAGCGCAGAAGCCTCAAGCGGGCGCGGCTCGCGCCCGACGACGTGGTAAGGTCGCTTCATGTCCGATACATGGACGGGGAAAGCATCACCGCGCTGGCTACCGAAGCGGGCATAACTCGCCCCACGCTGCGGAAGCGTTTCGCCGACCTGAGGCTGGAGCAGAGGGGGCACAACGTCCCGCGCCCATGCTCGATGTGCGGGCGCAAGATGGTTCTGAATGAGCATGGCAATTGTCGGGCGTGCGCTCGTGAAGCGGCGCGGTTTCGCTGTCCCCGGTGCGAGATTGTCGTGCCCGTCGAACTGGCAAAAGGGGAGGTGTGCGATATGTGCCGGGATGATAAGGAGCGGCGCGCGGCGCGCTGGCGGCCAATGGTATAGACCATCCAACGACAGGAGACAAAAAGAAAGAAAAACACACCCCCCGTTATCTTGCTGAATACCAAGCCAGATGGAATATGATCGGATATAATGAAGCGGAGCGATTAGATTCAATTCTGAAATCTACTCCCGGACTTAAGCTAACCTATAAGGAGTTGATAGCGTGAGTAAGCTTCAAGACAAACCCATAAGTTTTGACCAGCTTCTAACCGCTGCTGTCAATACTGTTCCAAGTAGGCTGATGGATAAATGGCTCAACAAGATTCATCTAGGGGATGCAGTTGAGCTAATGAATCAAATGCCAGCCGGTTCGGTTGACTTAATTGTTACCAGCCCACCTTATAACCTGCGAAACAGCACCGGAAACGGAATGAAGAACGGAAGCGGGGGGAAATGGGCAAATGCCAAGCTTTTAGACGGGTACGATACAAGCAAAGATGATATGCCCCATGATGTTTATGTGGCGTGGCAAAGAGAAAGCCTAAAGGCTATGATGCGCTTGCTTCCTGAGAATGGAGCAATATTCTACAATCACAAGTGGCGCGTACAGGGGGGATTGCTTCAAGATAGACAGGATATTGTAGAAGGTTTTCCGGTTCGCCAAATTATCATCTGGAAAAGAAAGGGCGGTATCAATTTCAACCCAGGCTACTTTTTGCCCACCTATGAAGTTATCTATCTCATTTGCAAGCCTGATTTTAAGCTTGCTCCCAAAGCAAACGCGCTAGGGGATATTTGGGACATTCCCCAAGACCTTAGCAACCCTCACCCCGCCTCTTTTCCGGTTGAACTGGCGCAACGTTGTATCCAGTCTACTACCGCAAAGGTTGTGCTAGACCCCTTCTTCGGGTCAGGTAGCACGGCCGTAGCCGCCGAAGTCCTGAAACGCGATTGGATCGGGATTGACATCTCCGAAGAATATTGCAACATGGCACGGGAGCGCATACAAAGGGAACGGGAGTTGCTTAGAAGATGAGTGCCTATGATCCACTTTTAATAACAGTCGTACCACCAAAGAAATTCATACCTTACGAACAATGATAATAGACAACCCGGATTTAATCACAGAAGTTGACTGTCCGGAGTGTTACGGCCGTGGTACACATATGTGTTCATGTGGCGATCACCATGACTGCCAAAGCTGCAATGCGACCGACAAGATCGAAAGCCCGAAGGCACGCAAAATATACATGGCGGAATGTGAAAAAGCGGCGTCAGCCTTTTCGCGCAGTGCGGATTAGAGTAAATCCCCCGCCTTGAAAAAAGAAAAGGAAGAACGCAATGGCAAACGATAGCTTGCAGGAAACCGCTCGTACGCTGGCCGCCCGCCCCTATACTCTCTTCGCATTTCTGGACAAAACGACCACCGGCGGCGACATCTATGTCGCAACGAACCCCGACCTGCCTGGTTGCTACGCTCAAGGCGACACCATGCAGGAAGCTGTAGACATCCTCGCCAAAATACGAGAAGACTACATCGCCCACCTGCTTGCCCATAACCTTGCCGTCCCCGACCCGATCATTTTAATACGTGGGGATGGCCATAGTTATACCACCTGATCGGAGAGGGTGATCTCAACGTCATCACTCCACTGGAACCTGGGTTCCACGAATATCACCTGTAGGCGAATAGGCTGTACACTTAAAGGCACTCGCGCCCTGTGCAACGTAGCGCGGATTAGAGTATAATCCCGCCAATCTCCGCCTTAACAAGCGTGCGCCGCCGGTAAGCATCATGCTTACCGGCGGTTGTGTTTGGGGGGGAAGGGGCTGCGGGATTGCATACTACAATTAATAAGCGTTATTGCAACACTGGAATATAACCCCGTCCGGCCATGCAGGAGGAGGACATGGCCGGACAGGAGACTAACGCCCGAAGGCGGAAAGCCCGCTATTTTTTCAACCGGTACGCGGGCACTTGCACCCGCACGCCGTCGATCCGTACATAGGGCACGCGAATGCACTCCAACAGACCGGCGCGAAAGCCGCGCCGGATGCTTCCCTGTATCCAGTGAATCGACCGATCCGGCAACATCTCGGTCAGCTCAGCCGCCGTGAACGCGCCTTCGGGTCGCTCGGTCTCGTTACTCTGGGCCGCCGTCAGCGCGGCGATCAGCTCATCGATTGCGAAGCTACTCATCAATCTCCACCTCGGTATAGCCTTCGACCGGCCAGTGGTCGTATACCTTCGTTACCCGATAGTCGCCTTTGTCGCATAACACATACACACCGCCGACGGGCAACACGCCGCCGCCCAGCCGGTGGCCGTAGCTCGTGGTCAGTTGCCATGACGGCAAGACCATCGCCCGCACGGGCTGATTGTCATGGCTATCGGCGGGCGCATGGACGTGGCCGCGTATGTACAGATGAGGCGGTTTAACCGAACGCGCCGCCGCGTCCATCAGGGCCTGCGCCGCCAGTCGCGGGGCGAAGTTGCCGCGTGTCCACGGCAGTCGCCCGCCGCCACCCGGCGGGTGATGGGCCACGTCAACCCGCACGTCGTCCACGCTCAGCCGCAATTGCCAATGACTGGCTGTGCCCGCTTTCGACGGTCTCGCGCCGATGTCGTCGGCTATCTTTTCGTCAAGCCAGCCCGACACGCCGCTATGGGCTTCCGTGCCGCGCGTAACGTAGATGGCGTCAGGCTGTAGCTCCAGCATAGGGGTCAGGCACTCTATCGCCAGTCGCACCATGTCGGCGGGGTTGCGTGTCACCAGCTGGGTCGTGGCGTGATAGTTGTCGTCGGCAAGCTCGCCGTTGAGGATGACGACCAGCCGCGCATCATGGGCCGCCCGCGCCTCGGCCACCTGTTGCCAATAGCTACGCCATTTACGCCAAATCCATCGCTGTTGTTCATTGGCCTTATACGACCCGCCGTCATCCAGGGTGAACAACGGCGGGCATAAGGCGACGGTCGAATTACTGTGCAGGTCGCTGACAATCGCCAATACAGTTGCCACAAGCACGCCCCATCTGAAAGGCGGCGGTCAGGTAAATCTTGACCGCCGCCGTCAGGTCGTAAAACGTCATCTCGCTGCTGATGACCGTGTTGAGTACCGCCAGCGTCGCCAGCCGTTCGAGGTTGGCGTCGTGGGACGGCGTGATAGCCTCGCGGCTGTACCATTCCGTCACCACGGCCTCGGCCTCGGTCAGATAGTCCCTAAGCTCTGTCGGCTGGTCGTGCTGCATCATGGTCAGGCAAAGATGTCGCGCCGCGTCATGGAATGGACTGCCTGATTGCCCGCCGAGGCCAGCAGAAGCACGACCAGAATCTCGCCGAACGTGCCCCACGGGTTCTCCGGGCACGTGTTGCCCCACAGATAGCAGTTGCCCAGCACCAGCCCGCCGCTGATGAGAGCGACAAGCGCGGCGTTAATCGTGGTCTTCTTGGCCGACGACAGAGCCTCAAACCATCCGGCCACGCCGGGCAACCATTCCAGGACAATCGACAAAATGGCCGCCGCAATGACAGCCGGGGTTACAGTCTCAATACTCATCTTTATTTCTCCTTGCCGCATGGCGGCTAAAAATACGATCTTCATGATGATGCCAGCCCGCCCCCTTTCGTTGGGGCGACCGGCCCGGCGTATACACGCCTGCGGATTTCAAGCTGTCCCTGATTGCACGCTCTGACCAGCCCGTAGCCCGTGCGATGTCACCGACATAATCGCCGCGCTGGTAGGACGCCACAATCCCGGCCACCTGCTCGCCGGTCATTTGCCGCCGTCTCGAAGCGGGCACGTGGTTGTATATCGTGCCCTCGCTCACTCCCAGCCGCGCGGCAATGGCGGCAACCGGAACCCCCCGTTTGTACCATGCCCGCATCTTGTCACTCATGGCGGGTGTGACGTGGGTGCGTTCGGGCCGGAACAAGTCCTGCTGCTTCAGGTAGTAACGCACCCCGCCATGAGTGCGCCCGACTGCCTCGGCCACCTGCTCGATGCTGCATCCCTCGTAGTACAGCCGTTCTATCTCGGCGCACTCGTCGGGTGTCATTCGGCGCGACACGTAGCCGCCGTTGCGTTTCAGCCAGCCGGTCACGCCGTTGGCCGTGCGCCCCGTGTAGGCGGCGATGTAGGCCGGGCGCACGCCCGCGTCATGTAGCGCGGTCATCGTCGCGCCTTCCTCGTCACTAATCCGTATCGGGCGCATAGACGGCCACCATTCGCCACGGCGTGACGTCCCAGTCGATATTGCCACTTCCATCCACCTTGATCCTGCCGGGCGGCACGCAGCGCACCTCAAGCCTGTCGCCGGGTTTCAGGGCGCGTGCGATGACGTGGATATACCGCCGTGGTTGTCGCTCCGGTTCCGGTAGCGGCTGCGGTTCTTCGGCCTTAACCAGTGACACGTCACCGATGCGATACACCGACCCCACGTCGGCGTAAGGGGCCAGCCAGAACCGCAGCCGCCCGTCATTCAGCGTCCCCCTCGGCGTGGTGAAGTAAACGGCGAACGACTTGGCCTCCCTATCCACGTCGGCGATGTAATTGGCCAGCCCGAAAGATTCATAGGGCACTGTGTTACGATGTACGTGGACGGCCAACGTGTGCGGCCCTTCCGACGATGCCGTAAACGTCAGCAGGTAGCGCGTCTCCGGCTCCAGCGCAAGCCCCGCCTGATACAACTGGATATTGTCACTGCGACTTGCCACCGTCAGCCGCGCCATGCCATGCTCAATGTCGAAGCTGCTCCCCTTCGGCGCGTGGAACGTCCAACCGGTGAAACCGTCGCTAAAATCGCCGTTGACTAACAAGTTCAAAATTTCCCCCTTGGCGGCCTGACCTGATACATGGCGGCCACCAGCTTGTCAAATTCGCCGTGGCGTTTGGCGTAGGCTATCAATGCCCGCGCCTTGCCGCTGACGGTCGCCTCCCCCAGGTCGTCGGCATTGATGCCCAGCCGGAAGGCCAGGTCGTCCAGTTCGTCGCTGTTGAACTCTTTTGCCAGCCGCGTGTATAACTCTTTAGGGTCAATCGTCGGCGGGTCACTTGCGCCCTCCGCCGTCGCCACGGGGTACTCCGGCTTGTGGCCGAGGCCCATGAGTTGCGACGACAGGATGCTGACGCCTAGCGTTAGGTCGGCCACCTTCGTTTGCAATCGGCTTATTTCGGCGTGCATCGCGGCCACCTGTTCCGACAGCCCCCGGATGGTCGCTTCCATCGTGGCGTAGGTCGTCGGGTCTTCACGCTTGCGGGCGAGATAGAGTGCCGACCAGCCCGGCAGGGATATTAGGGCGACGAACATAATGACCGCCGCCCATGCTTCATAGTCCACTGTCATTCCCCCTGTTCGGTTGCCAGATGTAGATGACCAGCCCGCCCAGCACCAGCGACACGCTATGCAGCCGCAAGGCCGCGCTCAGCAATATCGCCGTCTCGCCCGGCGGGATGACGCCCGTCAGTACTGCCCCATAGAACAGCACGCCGTTAAGCGACCACGTAAGGGGCATGATGACCTCCAGCCGTCGCGCCGGTTGCTTGCAATACATCCAGACGCACAATCCCAGCGCGGCCACGAACTCGGCCAGCAGCAGGTATTGCAGCATGTAGGTGATGGTCATCACGCGCCCCTAACTCATCGCTCGGTCACGAAAACCGTGATTGACCGGTCTTCGGTACGCGCGCCAGTTGTCGTGATACGGTTGGTTACGATATACGTCATCCCCGCCGTGCCGCCTGAAAGCCAGACCGTCGTCGTGTTGTCCGCTTCCAGCACGTCGCTATCTATCACCAGACCGGGCGCAGTTATCCACGTCGAGGTAGCAAGATTGTCCCCCGTCGTCAACCACTGCGACCAGTCCAGCGTGTAGTCCAGCACGGCGTTGGCGTCTTTCGTTGCCCGAAACATCTGCGCGATCATGACGTTATGCGTTGGCAGCCGTCAGGGTGACGGTCACGGTCAGCGTGTCATTGTCGTTTAGCGTCCGGTTAGCGGTGAAAGCCGCGCCGCCATAGAGCGTGCCGGTTGTGCCGGACTTGGTGTTATTGCTGACGAGAAACGCTCCACCGATCCCCGTGCTGTTGGCCGAGATGGTGAAGACCGCCTTCGACGCGCTGTTATCGACCGACCCGGCGCTCACGCTTCCCAGCGTCAAAGCCTGACGGTTGGCCTCATCGTAGTCCGCCACTTCCGTCCAACCGGCGTGACTGCTCATGGTGTCGCCCGCCGCGAAGGTGGGCGAATTGCTGGTGATGCCGACGTACCACGCCGCCGTATAGGATGACCCCTTGAAATGCTTGTCCAGGCTGTCGTTCAGCCCGGCGGTCGTGACCAGATTCGGGACGCTCTCGCGCCATAATTCATTGCCGTCCTTGTCATGGGCGACTATCTCGTACAGCGTGCTGCGTACCATCGAAGATTGAATACCGTCCATTTTACTCACCTCGTTCAACTGTAAATTTGCGCACTTCCTGCGCGACACTAAATATTCTGCTTTCGTTATCGACAATGTAAACCCTGTTCTCGTTGTCGATAACGAATATATGCCGGTGTGTGATTAGTATCGTGATACCAACGCTCACACTCCGGTAAACCGACAGCCCTATTGCATCAGTCAGACCCGCCGACGGGCCGATAGATGCAGCCTCGACCCGTTCCAGATGGAAGGCGGCCAAAGCCTCGGCCAGCCCGTCGGCGGTCATATCCTGCGACCGGGCCAGCGTGAACAATGTGTTAATAGCCGTTTGATTGTCCGCGGTCAATCCGGCGGTCTGCGCCAGCGCAATGCCGACAGCCGCCGCCAACACGCTTGCAACGTCCAACCCCTGCGCAATGGCCAGCGTGAGGGCTTCGGCGGTTGCTCTTGCCGCAACCATGTCGAGGGCGCGGTCGATTGCCAGCACCACGCCATCCCGCCCCGTCGCCGCGCTTGCCTGTTCCACTGCCTGCGCCCGCAACAGGGTGAGCGCGGTCAAGACATCAGCCGTCCCGTTGGCGGCAAGGACCACAACCAGTCCCGCCGTCAGGGTATCCATCGCGTCAGCCGTTGCCCCGCTTTCGGCCACCAATGCCCGGCCCAATGCGAACGCCTCGGCCAGCCCTGCCCCCGCCGTCGCGTCAACGTCCCGCCCCATCGCCAGCAGCAGGGCCTCGGCAAACTGACGGATTGTCGTCATGTCCACGGCGCGGGTGACGCCCAGCGTGGTCGCCTCGTCCACCCCGGCCACGGGCGTAATGATGACGCCGTGTTCCCTGAGCAACGTGCCCGCCGCGCTTGCCGCCGCCGTCGCATCGTCTGACAATGCCCGTGCCAATGCCAGCGTCAACCCGACGTAACCGGTCGCTTGCCCGGCGTATCCGACGGACAAGGCCCGCCCCAGCGTCATGGCCTCCAGGACGGTGAACCCGTCCTGAACAGTTGCGCTATAGCCAATGGCCAGCGTTATGGCCTCGGCCAGCGATAGCCCGCCGGTCGCTACCATGTCGCGCAAGGCGGCCAGTACCATGCCGTCCGTTGCGCTTGCCGCCCCGTCTCCGGTCATGGTCAACGCCCGGAGAATCGTAAAGCCGTCCGCCGCGCCTGCTACCCCGTCACTGCCTGCGCCCCGGCTCGTGCCCAGCGACAAGCTGGCCGCGCCCCCCGCCAACGCTATCGGCGAGAAGCCCAACGCTCGCAGAATAGTGGCCACCTCTTGCGCTCCCACTCTGTCCCCGTCGGTCATGCTTAACAGGCGGCTAATCGTCGTGCCCGCCCCTATCCCCGCCGCGCCCGGCGTGGTCGCGCTCAACCCGCGCCCGACGGTTAGCCCCGCCGTTGCGCCTGCCAGCCCGCCCCAATCCCCGCCTCTTTTGGCAGCAAGGGTCAGGCTCTCATCGACGTTGACGGTCGAAGTGTATTCGATGGTAATGGATGGGTAGTTGCTGCCGATGTCGTAGGCGCTGAAGGAGTAGTTGCAACCGGACAGGCCGACGAAGATGATATTTAGGTCGTTGCCGCTGCTCCAGCCGCTGCGGTCGGTTATTTCCTGTATGACTGATTTGATGTCGGGTGTGTTGTTGGTAGTCCATGCGCCAAGATTGGTGACGTTCCAGTTGGTTTTGGCGGTGGTGCGGGTTCGTCCGCTGATGTTGTTTGACGCGGTGGTGAAGGTGGTTGCGTCGTCGGTGGCTTCGGCGTAGATGTCAAGCTTGGGATCGTCGTCGGGGCTGTTGAGCAGGGTGATGTAGGCGCTGTTGATGGTTGCGCCTTTGGGGATGGTGACGTTTTGGAAGCGCAAGCCGGTGTAGTAGGCTGTGCCGTAGAGACCGATGGCTGTGCCGGTTAGGGTGACGGTGCTGCCGACTTGTGCGGCATCGTCGGATGAGGCGGTGATGTAGGCGCTCCAGGTGGTCATGATGGTCTGCGTTCGCTATTCTGCCTGTTCTATTCCGCCGGTTCTTCCGTGCCTTCCGGCGTTGCCAGCATCTCGCGCAAGAGGGCGATTTGCCCGTTGGTGAACGCGATGGCTGCGTTCGCTTCGTTAATCGTTTGGGTGACGCGCTGCTCCAGTTCGGCAATGCGCTGTTCAATCTGTTCTGTCGTCATCATGATGCGCGGCCCTCCAGAGCCGCCAGCCGTTCGTTTAATTGCCATATTGCGCCTGTCAGCAGGCGGTTGAGCGCGGCCCCGTTGATGAACCCGTCGTCGCTCATAATCCCGGCGTCAATCAGATTCTGCCGGTTGGTCGTAATGAATTTGTCCCACACGCTGTCAACCGTACCGCCCCACATTTCGCGCGAGAGCGTGCGCAACAACCCCACGTCGTCATGCTCGTCGTATGCGCTACCCGTGCCGTCGTAGTGGAAATCACCGTTTCCTTTGATGATGAAACGGGTGTCCGTGCCGTTGCGTACAACGAACAGGTTATCGTTACTGCCCAGATTGCCCGCGCCCGTGCCCGACTTCTTGTAGCCCGTCACCACTGCCGCCCCCAGCGCGGTCGTGCCCGTCGTCGTGTCGCCCGACGTTACGTAGCCGAACAGGTCGATGCCGCGGTTGCTCTCGCTAAAGCCGTTCACCCGCAGCCCGCCCGTGCTGTCAACCGTCTTGCGAAAATTACCGTAGGTGCTGGTTGACGCGACGTCGGTCATGCCGTGGGCGATGTCTGTCGTATCCTGTAGCACGATTTGCGGGTTGTCGTGCGCACCGGCTAGGTCGGCGGCGATGACACCGCGCCCGATGGGAATAATATTTGGATACCCAATAGCCAGACCCCTTTCCTTGATATAGAGGTCTGCGTTGCTTAGCTGTGCGTAGGTTTCTGCGGAATCGAGGGTAATAGTTGTGTTACCCGCGTATAAACTGGTTATTGCTCTATCTTCGTTGTTGTATGCGAAAACACTAAACCCACCATTTTTACCGCTCTCACCATAACCATGTAATCTAACTGTGTTATAGCTGTTTTCAGCTGTCGCACTTAAAAAGGCATACTCACGCTGATCGTAATTACTAATAAATTTAATAGCAGTTGTCGATGCCCACGTCCGAAATTCAAGCCCCGTCCTGTTCAGGGTAGCTATTCCTCCGCCTGTAACCAATTGTCCATTTGAGTCAATATCAATCTGCACATTGCCCGACCCGTCGTAAGTCGTAAATCGCCCTTTGTTGGAGCCGTCGCGCCACAATTTCCACCCGCCCTTCGGCGCGGCAAATGTGCCGGTGGAAGATTGCCAGATGCCGCCAAGCTCGCCCAACTGGATGTCGCGGTCGAAGTACGACGTGCCGTCGGACTTGAACGTAATCACGTCATTCGCGCCCTGTCGAATGGCCAGCTTGCCGTCGCTGCCGGTGTAGCGCATGTGGGCCGCCGCCGGGTCGCCGACGCGCAAGGAGTAGCCGAGGGATGCGTCGCGCCCTGTCCAAAAGCCCGCGCCGGTGCCTAACCCTGTCGGCAGCGGGTGGCCGACGGCGATGGACGGGACGTTGGGGTCGAGCCGGATGGATTCGAACGCCGTGTCGCCGATGATGTACTCCCAGCGCAAGCGAAGCCGGGCATCGTTCCACTGCGCTTGTGTGGCGTTATTCAGCCGCGCCGCGTCACCCATCGTCGCGGTCGTTGTCGTGTTGCTGGTGGCCGTGTAGACCAGCACCTCGCCCGACAGGGGGGTCAGTTGGTCAGCGGTGAATACCTGCGCATACAGCTTGACGGAATCGCCGCTAAAGTTGACCGTCTTGATTGCCGCGCTAAAGGTGACCATGACCGTGTTGCCGTTCCACGTCGGATTCGTCAGCCCGACAAACAGCACGCCGCTGGTTCCGGGTGCGTTGGCGACATAGTCGCTATGGTTGGGCGTCCCCGCCCCCTCGTCAATGGTTGACCAGTAGTTGCCCGCCGTCGATATGAGGCCCTCGGCCAGATGGTCGGCGTTGGGTAGCAAGGTGCTGTAAGTCGATATTGTCCGGTAGTGCCTGACATCGATGGCCGACAGTTGCAGCGTGCCACCACGGGCCGCGTAGAGCGATACGCGCGTGCCGTGAAATTCGCGCCGCAAGTTGCTCAGGGTGATATGGTTGGTATTGGTCGTGCCGACGCGCAAGCCGAACTCGGATTGTCCCGTCACCCCCGATAGCTGCCCCAGCCTTATCTGGTGCGACCGGTTGGCGTCCGTGTAGGGGTCGGCCCCTTGCCATGTGGTGATGCCAAGATAGGGCGCGCCCGCCGGGTCGATGGCCGTCTGCCATAGCCAGCCGTCGCCCGATATGCCGAAGTCCATCGCCATGCTGCCGCGCTGCGCAACTTGCCCCACGGCTGACCCCGCGCTGCGTGTGGTGAATGTCCATGACTGCTCGCCGTTGGCAAGGTCAGCATAACCGGCCACCTGGCCCCATGCGTTCTGTACGCTCAGCCCGCCGCCGGAACGGTTCATGATGCGCAATAGCACCCAGTCCTCGTTGGCAAAGACCGGCAGATTGTCCAGACCCGGAGCGTCTTCAACGTACAGCGTGCCGGTTCCACTGACCGCCGGGATGGTAAAGCCGCGCGAGACCAGAGCCATCGAGGGCGTGATGTACTCGCTCCCCACTTTCACCCGCGCCGTGTCGGCGATGAACGCGGCCACGTGCAATTCGTCGGCGTAGATGCTGCGGAAGTCGGCGGCCCCGGCATAGGTCACACCCCAGCCCGTGCCGAGGAAGCCGCTCGACCAGTGATTCGTCTTGAGCGTCGTCGCCGACAATAGCTCAGCCGTGTTGCCGGTAGGGTTGATGTTCAAACTCCCCGCCGGTTTCAATGTCAGATTGCCGACACTCGTGTCAACCTGGGGGGTCGTCACTTTGTCGGCCACAAAGTACCGCGTCGTCAGGTCGCCGTTGCTGTCGCCCTGCAAGACGGTATTGGACGTCGTCTTGGCGTTGGCCGTGGTCGTGATGGTGTGGGTGTGGCCGTCGCCGCTCACGGCGTTGGTGGTCGAAGCCGTCAGGGTGGAGGGGTTGAGATAGACGCCGGTCGCGTCAACCTTGACGCCGCTGTTGGCCGGTCGCTTGACCGATACCGCTTGCCCGCTCACGTTGATGGAATTGTCGCCCGCCGTGACCGGCGCGTGGTGAGCCGAGGGGTTGGCGGCATGGGCCGAGATGTCCACCCCGTCTACCGTCTGCGTGCCGCTGAATCCGATGTTGCCGGTCATTGTGCCGCCGGTCAGCGGCAGGTAGGAGCCGACGGGCGGAATGCCGCCGCCGGGTAAAGCCCCCGACCCCGACCCAAATGCCACGGCCATGTTAATCAGTTGCGGCGATGCTGCCTTGCTCGCTATCCGTTCTACCGTCGCCAACCGCTTGCCGATTTCAGCGCTGGGCGTCGGCACGGAATATGTTGACGGCGTCAAGGTCAGGGTCGTAATCGGCGCGCCGGGATAATCTCCATCGGGCGATGATTCCCGCCGGACGGATTGCACATACAGCGACGCGGGGCTGGTGTAATCGATGGTATATTCACCCGTTGGCGACTGGAAATATAGCTCAACCTTTTGCCCCGGCCGGATACCAATGGCCGAGATGCACCGTACCGTTATCTCTCGCGCCGCGCTGGTGTGTTCATTCAGGTAGTTTATCGCCAGATTTAGCAGCCGGTCAGCGGCGGACTGGATGCTGGCGACATTGTCGCCCTCGATTGTCACTTCGCTAAACGTCACCCGCCGCTGGTACAGCCCGATGGAACCGTTAAGCGCCGTGTTGGTCACGTATGGCGCCGCGTACAGCCCCAGCCCCGTCGTCGTCACACTGAAGCCCGCCGCTGACGCCGCCGACAGGGCCGCCGCCGAACATGAGAATAATGTCACCCGCGCGTCACCGGCCACGGGGATGACCTGCGTCACCGGGTCGTAATGCCCGGCGTGGCGCGGCCGCTCGATCATGATGGCCCGATTTTTGTTGGCGGTGTCGGTCGTCATGTCGGCCTGCGCGGGCATGACCAGCCTGACCGTGCCCGACACGCCCGCCGCGTCGGGTGTGCGTCTCCAGACTATTTTGCGCTTTGGCCCTTTGGGCGATGCTTCAGCGGATTTTAGTCGAAAATACTCGCCGGTCTCGTCGGCGATGGAGCGCAATACGTCATAGACATTATCGCCCCCGCCGGGGTAGCGCGTACCCGCCGCCGTGCCGGAGCCGGTCTCGAATTCGACCGTCCAGCCGGAAGCAAAGCCGGTGATGATCTGGGTGATGTCGTTGGTCGCCGGTTGGCTGTAGTCCTTGACCTGTACGGCCTTGCCGGAGTTGGCGAGGCTGGGAATTGAATCGCGCAAGGTGATGATGTTGCCCGCGTCGCCTGATGGCCCTTCGTCGATTAGCGTCTGGTGGCTGCCGCTGTTTAGCGTGACGGTGATCTCCTGCCCGGCGGCCAGACCGGCGGGCGCGGCCACCTTTATCTTGCGGATGCGTATTTCGATATTGTTGCCGCTGGTGGCCGTCGATGGCAGGCGGTCAACCGTGTCCAGATATTTGTTGCCGCCTTCCTCTCGAACGGCGCGAATCATGCTGATGAACCACAGCAGGTTGTCCATCTTGACGCGCAGCTCGCGGCCCACGTCGGCGTCGCTCGCCGCGCTGACCCGGAATGAATCCGCGCCCGCCGTGGCCGTGGCCGACAGAGTGCGCCCGGTGTCGGGCGCGGCGGCCGCTTCTGCCAGCGTCGTGTTATAGACGGTCTCGGCTCCCAGCGGGCGGTAGATTGTCCACCGGCTTAGATCGGAGTGGAGCAGCGGGCCGCGTATCTCGATCATGTCCGTGCCGGGGATGGTGATGCGCTCGCGGATGACGAACGGCTCGGCAAACGTCACCTCGCCGTCACCCAGGTCGCTGCGCACGGCGTCGGTCTTGACCGCCCAGCACAAATTGCCCTGCGCGGCCAGCGTGTTTAAATTGTTGTTGTTGACGAATACCAGCGAGGCCTGCCCCATGCCGCTGACGTTGTCATCAAAAGCCCCAGACACCGCCTGATGCGTCGTGCCGCCCAGATTAAGCGGGGTTGTAATATCGCTCAGTGAGTAGAACCGCGCGGTAATTGGCCCGAAGCGTCCCATTACACCCACTCCGTTTTTTTCTGCCAGACGACTGTCACATAGGCCCGCTGGTAGTAGTTCTTGTGCATCGGCGGGGCGTTGTTGACGCTGATGTCTTCCTGAATCACGTCGATGCATCGCGCGGTGCAAGTGTAGGTCACGTCGGCCGCGGCCCGCTCGATGCCCGTCAGCGTGCCCTCTTTACCGCGCAATCCCTTTAGCACGGCGATGCCGCTGTTGAGCGCGGTCACGCCTTTGGCCGTCGGCGTTATCTTGTAGCGTACTGTCACCTGACCCAGTACCACGTCGGCGTCGGCCGTGCCGTCGGCGTCAAACATCGCGCCGTTTTCCAGCACGCCCATCCGCGTGTAGGATGGATACGTTTCGCTCATCGAGACCATGCTGCGCCCGGAGGCGACAATGGTCGTGCCGTCAAATGCGGTGATGTCCAGTAACGCCATTTACCAGTTCACCCCCTCTTGCAGCAAGTCGGCGTAGAAGTCGCTCAGCCCTTGCTTGATTGACGACACAACACGGCGCGGGTCGGCGACCTGTCCCGAAAAGTTGACATTCATGTTGATGTTCGTGCCGCCCTTTCCGCCCCCGCCGGAACGTGCCGGATTCCCCGGTGTGCCGCCACCGCCACCGCCGCTTCCGCCACCAACGTCAGGCGGGGCCAACGGCACAATCTCGACGAAGACCTTCGGGCGCAATGATTCTATCCGGCGGATTTCCGCATCGAACGCGCTGGTGTCAGGGTCGTCGAATGTTACGACGGCGGGCAAGCTGTCAATATCGGCGATGATCGTGTCAATCGCGCGATTGACGGCGGTCGTGTCGGGGTCGTCAAATGTGATCCTGGTCTTTTCGGCCATGATGCCGTCGAGCGGGTCGAGGGCTTGTTGCAATGCATCGGTGGCGATGGTCGGCTGAATGGGGACGTGGATAGGGTCGCGCGCGGCGACGGTGGGGTCGCCGTCAACCCAGTCAACTTGCGCGGGCACGGCGACAGGGGCCCAACCGCGTGCGGAATTTTCCAGTTGCGTTTGCACGTCGGCCAGCGACCCCGCCAAAATGCCCTGCACTTCCTCGATGGCTCCCAGAAACGCCGACGTATCGATTTTGCCTAACACCCATTGCTTTGTCAGCCCCTCCAGCGCGCCCTGAAACAAAGCGGCCTTTGTCGCGGCCTCGGCCATCGCGGGGGTAAATTCGCCCAACGCCACGCCCAGCGCGCCTAACTGCGATACGGCCGCGCCCGACGATTGTGCCATCCCCATGATGGCCTCGTTCACCTTCCCGGAATCAAAGTTGCCGAAGATGTCGATGAGGTCAGGCACAGCGTCGTCTTTCAGCCCTGCCATCGCCGTGGTGAAAGCGTCCGACGCCGCTTGCGCGGCTTCCTTGAAAGCGTCGCCCAGTTCCTGCGCGATCTTGTCGGCGGTCTCGGCGGCCTCGGCTTCGGCCGCGTCCAGAATGCCCTGAATGTGCGCCCCGGCCACGGCCCATATTCCCGACTGGGTGGCCCCTTCCACCCCGGAAATATTGAAGTCGCTTAGCTCAGCGGCGGCCAGTGCGGCCTTCTTGGCTTCGTCCGTCCACTCGGTGACAGAACGAATCTTTTCTTTGGGTATCCCGCCCCATTGTTCCATCTGGCGCAATTCGGGGTTAGCATAAGCGGCGGCGTCTTTCAATGCCGCAATATCGGCTTCCAGTTGCTGAATGACCAGCGACAATTGCTCGACCGATAACCGGCCGCTCATGTCGAAGATGCCTTTGTATCTCTCCTCGAATTCCGCCATGCTGCCGCCGGCCGCCAGAAACGCATCACGGAGATTGTCCATCTCCATCCGCATGCCTGACGCCGTGACACCGCGCAAGATGATGCCGGAAGTAATGGCGGCATATTGCCCGGCCCATTCCGCGGCATACTTCCAACTGTCGCCCATCGCCATAGCTCCACCGGCGAGGTCTTGCATGTCACCGGCCAGCCCTTGCGCGAATGCGATCTTGAATGCATTGCCCGCGTCCTCGGCCGCCGTCGTCAATTGCCGCATGGCTTTCTCGGCGTCGCTTAACTGGATGATGTCCAGCTTCTGCTCGCCCATCGTAATGACGGCCTCGGCGTAGGCTTCCTTCGCCGACATGCCCGCCGCCTCAAACTCTTTCGCTTTGGCCTTGACTTTGTCCAGTTCCAGCCCCAGCGCGTCGAGACGCAAGCCGGACATGTTGTTGAGCTCCAGGATGAGGTGCTGCATGTTCCAGCCGAGTTGACCGGCCACGCTGCCGAGCCGCACGGTCTGGTCGTGGGTGCGGGTTAGGCCTAACGCCATCAGCTCGCTGGCACTGGCCATCAGTTGCGCTTGCGAGACCATCCCCTGCGTCGCCGCTGTCAGGTCGTTGCGCAATGCGTCCGCTGTTGTTCCGATGCTTCCGGCCAGCCGCTCAAAGTTGCCTTGAGCCGTGGTCAGGGCCGCGCCCTCGCCCAGCGCACGCCACGCCCCTTGCACCGTGCCGGTGAAGGCGTTCATCGCCGCGCTGGCGACTTGCATCGCCGAGTTGATGCCCAGCGCGGACATACCCAGCTTGCCCAGCTTGTCGCCGAAGCTCTGGATGTTCTGACTGCCACGGTCTACGGACTTGACGGCTACAACAACTTCGGCCATTAGACCCTTACCCCTATGGCGTCAAGCCATGCCAGCATCCGCCCGTCGTCGGGCCGCATGTTGTGAATGGCGTCGCCGGTCAATCCGCGCACCCGTTGCACTGTGTCGTAGACATTGCCTAGCAGGTTCATCGTATACATCGTTTGCGCATCCTGATCCAACATGCCGCCCGCCTCCGGTAGCGCGTGGTACTGGCGGCACATCCAAAACAATCTAAGCTCCGGCGGCGCGCTTTCGTCGTCGCCGTCGGCTATATCGACCACGCGCTGGATTATTTTTTTTCCGGCGCAACCAGTGTCAGCATGTGCCCGGCGACGCTATTGGCCGTCCATTGCACAATATCGGCGATACGCGCGTCCGTCTCCGTGTCCATGTCCAGCGCGGCCGGGTCGGGTATCAGGGCGCATTGCCAATCTTCGATGATCGGCAATGCAGCCACCCAATACCGGATAAAAGCCGAATCGCTTGCGACCCGCCCCAGATGTCCGCGAAAATTCAGATTGTCGCGGACGGTGAACCTGTCCGGCAGGCTGAAGGACACGCCCAGTTCTTCATTCTCGTAATGAGCCACAATCCCTACTCCCTTTGTCCACTAGACCGCCGCCACGCTGGTGGTGCTCAGCCCGTTCTCAGCCGACAGGGTGGCCGAAAAGGTATGTCGCTGCCCGACGTTCTGACCAAGTTGCACGTTGGTTACATACACCTCGCCCACGCGGTATTTGTTGCCGGAGAATTTAATTTCCAGCGTCTTGGTCACGCTCGTGCCGTTAACCAGCGGTGCGAAAATGGGGTAAGTGGTCGAATTAAGCGCACCGTTAATCTGCACCTCAGTACCACGGGCCAGCCCGGCCAGCGACCGCTCGCGGGTGTCACCCAGCCCTGTGTCATCCAGCCGGTTAGCGCCGCCGCTATCGGTAACGCTGTTGACGTATTGCCCGATACTGGTGATTGTGCCCGACTGATTGTCGATTCGCAGCCCGCCGTCCTTGCTAGTCCAGTTTGCCATCGTTGTCTATCTCCTTATCCAATAAGGCGCGGATCGCTGCCGCGCGTTGATGATGATATGTGTCCATGTTGCCGCGCGCCTCCAGGTGTCGGGCCGCGTCCTCATGGTATGCAAGCTCGGTTTCCAAATCCGCGCGTTTCTCAGCCGTCATAGTCAATGAATCTTTCTTCTTGCCAATCAATGTATACCTCCCAGACCGCCCACATCGGCCCGCCTTCCCGCAACCAGCGTTGTTGCATTTCGCCGCCGCCGGTTACCCAACCCTGTAACGCCATGCCGTCAAGCGACGGGTGACGATCCAGATAATCAATAAGCCGCCCGACAAGTTCCTGCAATCCCGCGGCCGTCGGCGCGTCATCGACCCATCGCCGCCATACTTCGATGACCGTGCGCCACGTCGTGATAGCGGCCCCGGCCGACAGGGATGACGGCTCGTTGCTCCACGAGCCGGGCTTCAGGATAGCGTAGTGGGGCGCGTTTCCGCTGTTGAGCGGTTTCCAGTCGGCACGCGATACATTGCCCGCGCGGAAGTCGGGCATGTCGGCAATGATGGCCATAATCTGCGCTTCGCCGGTTGCGTAGCTCATAGGTCGAATTGCCCCCGCGTGAATATCGGCGTGGGGTCGCCGGTGAAGGTCAGCCCGGCGTGAGCACGGCCGGGCGTCAATTCGCCCTGTTGCCGCAAAGCCTCGGCAATCCGCAATGCCAGGTCGTCGCCCATGTCGTCGGGCCTGAGCGCGCGGATGCGGCTACCCTCGTCATCGTTCCAGCCCGTGCCGCGCTGCGTTAGCTCTACCTCGGCCGCCGCCTTGCGAATCACCCATTGTTCGCACATTTGTTTGGCGATGGCGTTGGAGACGGGCACGGTGATGCCGCGATTAAGCAGGGCCACGTTGAGCGTCGCCGACCAGCGGTCAATCATGCCTTCCACGTCGTCGAGCGTCGGGCGGGTGAAAGCGTCGAAGCTCTCCGCGCCGTCCAGCAGATGCCGCGTCAGCGCGCGGACATCCTCGACCGTCCCGTAGCTATCACTTCTCAGTGACATTGCCCTTTACCTTGCCCTTCGCGCTCGGTTGTGCGGTGACTTCCGGCCGCAAGACCACAAAATCATTGTCGATTATTTGCCGGTCGAATTTGCCGCCTGCCGGTTCCCATACGTCGCCCGGCTGATATTGCCGGTTGTCGTAGCGAAAGACACGCTTGGCGATATATTCCATCGTTATTCCCATTAGCTACCTCCAGTGAATCGTTCCTGCACATGTGTCCATAACACCGGCCAATTCCGGTATAGCACCGTCCGGCCGTCGCGGGTCACGCCGTCGGGCACGCCATAATGAAAGTGGCAATGCCAGTTGGGTGATATCGTTATGCGCGCCAATCCCGCGACGGCCGCCGCGTAGCTTATAAGCCACTGCACGCGCGACCTGTGTTCAAATATCGCGTCTACCAGTTCATGCCGTGCCATATACTCTCGGTATAGCTTCTGCCATGCCCCGCGCCGGGCCGCTATCCATCCGCCGTTGATGCACCCCATCCGCGCGTAGCCGGGCAGGACGCGGTTGATTTCCGCGTCGCTGTAAGCCGTGCCCATCCGGCGGGCCTCGTCGGCCAGTGTGTCGCCTGGGCCTGCGTTCATCCCCGCCGCGTAGTTGACATCGGTCAGGGCATCGAGGCCGGCCATCTCGGCGGTGTTTAGCGGTCGCTGTAGCATCATGTCGCAATCGGTACAAATAATCAGGTCTTGCGCGTCGGTCGTCGGCAGGTGTGGCAGAAATGAGCCGTGCTGCACTGAACGCAATTGCGTCTCGCCGCCGTTCCGGTCAATCCGCCGCGTGCTTAACCCCATATCAGTCACCCACGGGGGCGCATCGCAGCTGACGCTAAAGATGACCGGCACTATCTCCGGGTTCAGGTGACGGGCGAGACTGGCCAGGTAAGGCCGCGCCCGCTCCCAATAGTTATCCGTGCTGCTTGCTACCAGATAGATCATTGATTAAGTCCACCCACTGTCGCGCCGATTGCTCGACGTTGTAATTGGCGGCTACGTACTCGCGCCGGTCGTGCCCGGCTTCCATCGCGTTTATGGCGTTCGGCAGGTCGTAATAGCTTTCGCCGGTGATGACCTGCAATCCCGCCGCCAAACCAGTGACCGTCCGGTTGTTGCTCTTGACTTGTCCCCACGGGCCGGGGTAAGGCGGCAGGAGAGCGATATGATGAGCGGCCAGCGTCTCGGCCTCGGTGTCCAGCGTCCATCGCTTGTAAGTCACCGGCATAATCGCATCGAGGTCTGGGAAACGTCTATCGGGCGCGTCGTCAAAGATGGTCAGCGATATGTCATGGCCATCGCCCCGCCAGCGCATCAGATTGACCACGGCGGCGAAAAGGGCGATCCGGTTGGCGGCTATTCCGTACCAGATGAGCTTCACCGGCTCGCCGGGCTTGTAGCGTGTCGGCGGGGCGAAATGGGATAGCTCCACCCGGTCAGGGATGACTGTCTTTTTTGGGGCCCTTGTGCCATTTACAGCCACCCACGCCCCCAGGTCAACGGCCAGCGGTAAGCTGGAGGCGACGATGGCATCGACGTTGTTGACCGCCTCTATCGCGCCCGTCTTGTCAAACCACCACGAGGGGTCACAGACATCCCAGAACACAATCCGGCCCATCGCCCGCAACTTGGCGGCCAGCGCGGGGGCGACTACTTTCTGGAATACATACGCCGCGGCGTCGGGCAGATTGCCCTGTCCCACCTCGGCCATCGTCACCACGGTCGCATCGGGTATATACCGCGCGGGCCAATAGGCCCGCATCCGGCTGCTGCCCCATTCGACCGGCCCCATCGTGATGAAACAGACGCTATTCATTCATCCTCAGGTCGGCCATGCGCTTAGCCCACAGGGCGCGGCCGCGGCCGGTGGCATCGTCAACCTCGCGCATCGTAGCCGCGTATGTGCCCGCCCCCTGCGCCGCGTAATCCGACGGATGCAAGACATAGCTCAGCATGTGGCCGGGCCGCACGTCAGGGTCGCCCCACAGGTCATACCCCGCCGCCCGCGCCATGAACGGGTAGCGAATGTCACTGCCCACCGGCCGACGGTCGTATTGCCCCCGCAACGGGCGCAACAGTTGACGCAGCGTGTCGATGTCTCTTTCACCCAGCGCGGCCATGACTTCGGTCAGGTCGAACGGCCAGAACGCCATCTCGTCTTCAATGACATCCCACTCGCCACGCAATACCTTCTGCCGCGTGTCCTGGACTACATCCCGATGAATCAGAACGCAGCCCCAGCCCGACGCGCCCAGCGGGTGAAGCCGCCCGCGCTCAGGGTCTTCGAGGAACGGGCGTAACGGCCATTCGTCACCCGGATGAAACCAGACCGGTATCAACGGGCTGTGGCGCCGCTGCAGGTAGTAGCCGCTTACGTACGGCACGCCGTGCGACCGCAGCCGCTCCAGCGTGTCGGGCGTGTATACCATGTCACCATCGAGCATGAGCAGCCACTCATGCTCGCTTGCTATGAATCTGTTAAAGTGCTGCTGCCTGACCTCGTACCCCTTCGTGCCTCGTCCAAAATGGACGCTGTCGCCGGGTCGTTTGTCCAGCAGTTCGATGCTGTCGCGGCACTCGCCATATTCGATACCGCCCTCAGCAACTCCGATATAACACGTTCCCATTCCCCTGCTCCTAAGCCTGGGTCGCGGGGCTGTGGCCACGTCAATAGCGCGGAGCAGGAAACGGATTGACGTAACCACAGCCCCGCGACCCAAACTGTTCCGTTACTACTCGATCACGTCCGACCAGAAATAGCCGAGGTCAGCGGCAACGACGCACTGATCCCATTGCTCCTTGTGCTGCAGAACGTCGGCATGGCGTGCGTCATCACGATAGCGGTAGATCGTGCCCTCGCCGCCACCGGCGGCCCACGTAAACGTCTTGCCCGCCGTGGCGTCGAAAATGCCCGCGCCGGGGTTGTTGTAAATCAGCAACGCCTTGTCGGAGATGATCGGTGTGGCCGCGAAAGTGCTCGCCTCATTGGTGGCATCATAGTTCGCGCGGCAGACCAGAATCTGATTGACGCCCAGCACCGCCGTCAGAGATGAGGCCACCAGCGCGTCGGTCGTCGCCATGACGTATTTCAGGCGGTCAACCACGTCGGGATGAATCATCAACGCGCGGTAAGCGTCGTAACCGATGATCAGCGTGTTGGGCACGTAGCCCGTCGCGCCGGAGATCGCGTCAGACGCCAGCAGGATGTCGCCAATGGGGTCGCCGGAGGAAGAATTGTCCCATTTGCGAGCAGAGGTTAAATCCGTGCCCCAGACGCCGGTCTTCATGAAGTCAGCGGCGAATTGCAGTTCCTTGCGAAGCAGCGACTTCTGGGCCAGAAACTCGATGGCCACGCGCTCCAGTTCCATCGGAATCTGCGAGTTGGCGCGAATTTCGTCGGCAAGGGAGTAGTCGGCGGCAAACTGGCGGGTCATATACGTACCCTTGTCCACGCCGAACTCAAGCCGGGCAAACGGGTCGCCGGGCGCGCGGTCGCGCAGCCCGTCGGTGAAGAAGTACTTCTTGGTCAGCTTGGCAAAAGAGCCGCTGTCCGAACTCACCGGCACGGAAGGAAACGCCCGACCGGCGACAAAGTTGGCCGCCGATTGCCGGTAGCCGACCATCATGTTGGTCAGCACCGGTTCGACCAGTTGAACATCATTGATTGTTGGAAGTGCCATGTCTTAACTCCATCCCTCCTAGAAATTTGTCAGGGAGACGAAAACCTCAAAAAGTTTACCGCTCGCCCCGACGGTCACGGCGCGACCGATCATCGACGCATTGGCCGTGGTACTTACCACGCACAGGCCGGTCGAATTGGCCGTCACCCATGAGCCGCGAGGAATGTCCCCGCCCGCGTAGGCTTTGGTCATGCCCGCAGCCACGACGCTCGCCGGTTCTCCGGCGGCCGGGTCGTTTTGCAGGATGCCGATATTGGCCGCCGTCTTCGCCCCAACTTTGACCTGTCCGGTCGAATTAAGGGCCGCGACATAGTACTGCTTGGCGGAAAGGTCAGCCGACGCCGTCAGCCCGTGAATCCGCAGATTGTCACCGCTGTTTGCTGTCATTGTTGTTCTCCTATCGGTAGGCAGCCGCGATCAGGTCGGGCTGTGTCGCGCGAACCCGCGCCATGGCTTGCACATAATCAATCTTTTCGGCGGTCATCACAGACTTGATGGCCGCGTCGAGTTCCATCACGGGGTCACCGCTGGGGGCCTGCCCCTCATGCCCGACATTGGCCGTCAGGGCACTCACGCGGGCCTGCTCAGCCAATGCCTTAAACCGGCGCAACAATTCGCCCGCCGTCTCGTCGGTCAGACCCGCCAACAGGGCAGGCAGCCCGTCGTCGTCGGCCAGCGATGTCTCGGCCAGGTCGGCGGCAAAACGCTGAACACGCTCGGCCTGAGCGGCGTCGCTTTCCATCCGGGCGATTTTGGCCGCCAGGTCGTCGCGCTCGCTTTCCACTGCCGTCAACTTGTCGGCGTCCACCGTCGCCACGGGCGCGGGCGGTTCCGGTTCTTCAGGCACGCGCCCAAAAAGTCGATCCAGCCAGCTAACCGGTACTGTCACGGTTTCTCCACTCATGTTCTTATCTCCTTGTGTGATGTCGGCTGTATACAGGGCCGCCGCCTCGCCCAAGTGGGGCGTATGCAGCAGCGCGTCGCCGATGATGAGCGGCCCGTCCTGTACATCACCCGTCTGAGGGTCTTCCAACCCCCCTTCCCAAACGATCTCAGGGCTGTGGTAGCGATAGGCTCCACGTGCCAATGCCGCCGCGCCTTCGTCGTTGTACTCAGGCACGGCGTATAACCCATCATCGCGCACTTCCAGCGCGACGATATGCCCACCGGCCGGGGTCTCGTCTTTGTGCGATCCCAGCTTAATCGGCGGGCGAAAATGCGGCAGGCGAAAACGCGCAGCCAGTTCCCGCGTGATCTCGCGCTTGCGCCCGTTCTTCACCAGTTGCCCAAACGGCAACAGGCGGAATGGCTCCCCCGCCGCTACGGTCACAAATTCGGTAATTACGTATTCGCTCATAGTCGTAAAATGAGAAAAGCCCAGAGCCGCCCCCCTTAAAGGGGCGACGCTGGGCTTATAGCCTCAAACTGTTTTACCAGTCGCGTCAACGGGTGGCCATAAGGCCGGTGCTCAGGGCATCTACCCGTGAAATATGAGATTACATCCCATTGTACAATATCCGCCCAACTTGCGTCAAGCGTCTTCTCCATCCGCCGCTGTAATGACGTGCATCCGACCGCAAGCCGGGCAACGTATCTCGATGTACGCGCCGGGCGGCAAATAGCCGACGAACAACAGCCGCGAGCAGTCCGGCGCGCGATGCCGATATTCCCGCCGCATCCCGTAGCGCGACGGCGTGACGGTCACCCTGGTGATGCTTGTCGTGTCAATCATCGTCCTTCCAGAAAGGCGGCCAGTCGTTTTGACATCGCCTCGAACATCCGCTCTATACCCGGCTTGGCTTTCTCGGCCACGGACTTTAGCGTCCACCACCGTCCCTTGTGCATCCATGCCTGCTCTTTGTCCCCGATGACGTAAGGCGCATAATCCAGCCGCGTGCCCAGCCGGGCCTCGTAGCCGCCGCCAATGCGCCGTGTCTCGTAGATGTCGGCTTGCCCGCCTAGCCCGATGCTGCGACCCAGCGTGCCCGTGCGAACGTAGCTGCTGCCCGACGGCGGCGAGGGGTATTGCGGCACGCGGCCCTGTACGTGCAACAGCGTTTGTTTCATCGTCTGTTCCATCTCGCGCTCCAGCTTGTCCGGATAGTTGCGCATCCGCTGCGGCAGGTCGGGCGGGTCGAATGTCACCTCGATGTCTATCTGGGTCATGGCTTGCCTCCTGTCGGGTCGAATAGGCCCGCGGCGGCCTCGTCATCCGATAGCGCGGCGAGGACTACAGGTTGTAACCAGCACCGGCATTGCACGTGAGCCGGCGGCACAATCACGGTCATCGGCGCGCGCAGGGCTTTGGCCAGTTCGGGGTTGGCGGCCAGCATCGCCGCCGAAAATTCCCATCCGCCGCGCAAGTCAACATAGGAGCCGTGCAGCTTCGAGCATATCGGGCATACCATCTCGTCCCGCGCCGTCTGCCAGCGTTTGCCGTCTACCACGCCCGACGCCTTCCACGCCATGACGTTGCCGCTGGCATAAATGCGCGTCACTTCGGTCACGGCGATCATGTGGGCGCGCCGGTCGTCGAACAGCCCGCGCAATCGCAGCTCCAGCTCAGGCAGCGGCGCGCCGGACTTGACCCAGCGGGTTATCTCATCGGTCACGCCGCGCCGGGTCGTCTCGTTCACCGCCCATGCCCACGGGTAGGCTCCCTCGCTAGTCAGGCCGGGCAACGGCCGGTCGCCAAGATACATGTCGAGCCAGTCCAGCGCGTCCTGGTTGAATGAATCCCAGTCTATCGAGATCGCCCCCGCGCCGGTCTCGCCACCGGCCAGCAGGACGCGCATCGTCAACTCGGCGAACTCACTCCTCAGGCCCGACAGGTAGCGACGCCACCACTCCACGGAATAGATGCTATCGGCCATGTTCGCGCCTCGCTTGCCGCGTTACGTCGCGCTGTTGCCGCGCAAGGAACGCCGCCATCTTCTTCTGCCATTGCCGTTCCCATTGCTGCCGGGCCGCGTCATCGCCGTCGGCGGCGGCGTATGCTTCAGGCTCAATCTCGGCGGTCTGCCGGTCAACGGTCGGCGGGCGTTGCGCCATTGCCTGTCGCACGGCCTCGTTGCGGGCATGTTGCGCCTCGTCGCGGGCGGCCTGAATCGTTTCTGTGTCTCGCACCGGCAAGCGGAAGATGGAACGCAGCCACACCTCGTCATCAGCCGACCACGTCAGGAAGCCGCCTTGCCCGATTTGCCCCAGCGCGGCGGCGATTTGCTCCGGCTTCAGCCCGCCCGCCGGGCTGTGGGTCAGCCGCACGCCGTGGGGGTCAAGGCCGTTGAGCTTCAGCAGTCGCTCGACTGCGAACTTGGTGAACGTCTCGGCCAGTGTGTCGACCACGGCGTTGAGCGTCAGGGTGAAAAAGTCCTGCGAACCGGAGTAGGTCGCCAGCGCGCCGATGTTGTCCATGCCCAGCATGATGAACTGGGCCAGCGCACTCATCAGGATGCGCTTGTCGTAGCGGCTAATCACCGCGTCGGTATTGTTGGCCCCCGTGCCGCCCGATGCTGCAAGTCGAAAGTCCCAGCCAAACGGGATCACGACCCCGGCGTTGCTGTCGTTGCGCACGGCCTGAGCCAGTTGCCGGGCGCGGCCCACGTCGGTGTCGTCGCTGTCGCTTTCCGTCGTGTCAGCCCCCTCAGGCAACTGTACAATGGGCAGGCCCGCCAGATTACGCTCGATGCCGATAGCCTCGACGTGCTGGATGTTCTTGGCGTAATACCACGATGTCCACGCCGGGCGCAAGACGCTGAACCCTTCAGGATTGCCGCGCGCCCGTCGGAATCGATAGATGACCATGCGCTCGATAGGAACGGGGTCGGGATTAAGATGCGGCCATTGCTGAATGCCCGCCATGCCGCCGTCCTCGTCGTACAGCCAGCGTTGCAAGGTGTCGTGCCCCAATGGCCGGAACTTGCGCCACAGGATGCGCCCGTCGCGCTGCTGGTAGGTGATCGTAAACATCGACCAGCCGAACCACAGGAAGTCCAGCGCGTCGATTACGTGGTCGTTCCAGCTATGTGACAGCGAGGCGAACGACTCGTTGAGCAATTCCAGCCGCGGGTCGTCCTCGCCATCCTCGCTGACGAACTGCCATTCGATGTCACGCAGCGGCATCTCGACGGCCAGCCGCAACGCCCCTACCGTCGCGCTGTTGTAAAGCATCTCCCTGACCCGCTTGGCCTTGTTCGTTGCCCCGCGCCATTCGTCGAGAAATTCGTCCCCCGACTCGCCCCACCCGCTGGTGTTCAATCCAATATCGCCAATGTCTTTGTATATGTCTTTTGCCATCAGAACCCCTTCCACCTGCTTGTCTGCTCGATTTGTGACGGCAAGGCTACTGCCGTCTTGACCAATTGTGAGAACGCGCCGGATGATGCGTCAACCGGGTCTTTAATTGCCCCGCGCGGAAACGCCGTCAAAATATCCAGATAGCGTTGATTCCATTCCCCCCGCAATAATACCACGTTGCCGATGTTGACCTGCGCAGCAAACGGCTCGGCGCGCAATATTTTGTCGCCAACAGGACGGTCAGCCAGCACCGTAAAACCGGCGTTGGCGCGGATGGTCGCCTCGGCGCTCTCCTTGCCCCCGCTGCCCGGCTCCTGCTCAATGCAGGTCGTCACGTGCCCGTACAGCGCACGGTCAGCGGCCAGCGTCTGCGAGATAACCCGCTCGCGCGTTGCCGGCTCCCATTGCCCCATAACCAGGTCGAGTACGGCATAAACGTCACCTGTCCGCGCCATCAATACACCGGCGGTATACGCCCCGCCGTCGCGCGTACCCGCCTTGTCCCAGTATCGTACGATGCGCTGGGGCCGTGCGATGGAATCGACGCGCTCGATTTTGGCCACCTGAAACATGTCGCCCCAGCGCGGGTGCGGCATCTGCTGATACAGCGCGCCAAAATAGTAGCTGCCAATCCGTTTGCCGATTTGCCGCAATTTTTCGGCGGGATACCGCTCCGGCGCAAGAGCATCGCCCGGTTGCCGTGGGTCGGGCATGACGTGCAGCGTCGGCGCGTATATCGGCGGCGTGGCTTCCTTGATCGCCTCAAGATGAGCAATATGCCACCGCTCCGGCTCAGCCTCCTCATTGGCCAGTATGCGACCGCTTAGATCGGCCTCATGCCAGCGGGTCTGAATGACCACTATCGCCGCGGTCGGTTCCTGCCGCGTGTAAAACGTCGATTGATACCAATCCCACTGCGCCGCTCGCATGACAGGCGAGTTGGCGTCCTCGGCGTTTTTGACCGGGTCGTCGATTATTCCCAGATGATAGCCCTTGCCGGTTATCGGGCCACCGACACCACCCGCCCACAGGCCGCCGCCCGCCGTCGTCTCCCAATGCTTGACTGCCGCCACGTCGGGCCGCAAGTCGCCACCGCCGTGCTGGTAGTTGCCACGAGCGTTGCGGCTCAGGGTATAGGCCAACTCTGCCGCGTAGCTGGTCAGCCCCACCCAACGGGTTGGATGACGGTAAAGGTAGTAGGCCGCAAACAGGCGCGATACCAACTCCGACTTGCCGTGCCGCGGTGGGGCGAAAATCATCAGGCGGCTCAACTCGCCGTCAGCCACCCGCTGGAGCAGCCCGGCCAACTGCTCCAGATATGGGTATAGCCGGTAGCGCGGATTGACACGACGGATGAAGGCGCCGAAGTCCATCACGTCCTGCTTCGCGGCCTGTGACGCAATATATTCGGCCTTGTCCTCATCCGGCCAGGCATGAATCATCCGCGCCGATAAAGGCAAACGCCTAACCGGAGCTTCCGTCACCGCTTTCATCAATCAGCCTCATCAAGTTCAGCTTCAAGCCGTCTGTCTCACCTTGAGAATATTTCAACCAGTCTAAAATGTCTTTTGCTGTAGGAATGACTTCACCGTCCCTGATCATCTGCCGGATGACACGATTGGCAATTCGCAATCGATGGGCACGACTGGCAATCTCAACCATGAGCGACAGGCGATCAACCTCCTGCGCAAATTCAGGCTCATTAAGCCACAAATAGACAGAACGTTCGCTTACCCCCGCCGCTTCAGCCGCCTCGGATCGTGTATGGCCCGTCGACAGACTGAGAGCCGCTATTTCGCGTTTTTTTGTCCACTCAAAATCTGAAGCCATTCTGTAGTCCCCTCCTCTCAGAACGGCGGTCGTGTCGTTGCCGGCAACTGCCGCCGCACGGCGTAATATCGCCACAGGACGCCGCGCCGGGCACGGTAATCGTCCATGTGGAACAACCAGTCCCGATCGTCAGGCGAGCGATATACCGCCGCCGGGCCGCTCATGCGGCGCCACCCCGCCCGGCGAAGCTCGCGCTGAAACTCGCGCCGCGTCCATGGGACAATCCCCAGGTCGCTTAAGTCACTTGTCACAACTTCACCTCCTGCTTCATACCATAAGCAATACGATGATACGCGCGGCCCTTCTCGGTCACAACGAAATGAACGAAATACTTGCCGTCAACCATGCCGCGGCAGCGAATGACGCGGTGGCCGGGCTGACCGTAGAACTGCCACTCGCGCGGCTCAGGGAACGTGTCCACAATCGCGCTGGCGTTTGATACTTGACCGCACTTGGGGCAATTCCTCATTCCATCCCCCTCCATGGTCGCGTGCCATGTTCGATGGTGAATGCGACAAAGTGGGCCGATAGGCCAGTTGTCGCAATCGTCTCCAAACTTTTGGCGCGGCGCGTAGTGATGTTTCTCAACAGCCGGGTTCTCGCATTCATCATACCCACATAGCTCTGAGCCGCGATAGTCATTCTCTATCGGCATATCATCGATTTCAGCGGCATACTCTGCCTTTGATATCCATGGGTCTTTGGTCGCACGCAGATTGCAGGCCGGGCAGAAAAGGCTAACAGCTACTTCTCCATTTGCCATGATGGTTTTTCGTGGCTCCACCTTCCCCCCGCAATGAATGCAACTCCTCATCGACCCAATACCTCCAGGGCCTCTTGCAAACTGGATACCATGCGCCAGTTGTCACCCCACTGCGCGCGCGCCCGTTCTTCGCTTTCGGTCAGCCTCGGCTTGCGACCCGGCGATTTGATCTCTATCAGTACCACGTGCCCCGCGGCATGTCGGGCCAGTATGTCGAATCCCGCCCCGGCGCATCCGGCCACGTCCTGCACCACGTCCGGGCCAAACAGGGCGCGGAGACCTTCCACAATCTCGCGGTGATTCGTGTCTTTCTTCGCTGCCTTTCTCATAACGCTCAGTTCTCTAATTAACCTGCCATCGGTTCGATTTTTGCTATGCAAATTAAATCCGCCAAGTCAAACGGTAAGTAAAACTTTCGAACCGTCGGTCGCTCACGAGGAGACTCCTCATATCTACCCTGATGCATTTGCTTGTGCACCCGTATCAATACTTTACGGTCAAACAGATAGATACGACTTCGATTCCCCTGAATATAAAACGCCGTATTGTCATCCCGGTAAATGCCTGACCTCACCCACGGGCGGTCTAGCGCCGTACGCTCGCCCACTTCGATGCTGAGGCGTCCAGTTTCCACACAGCGATTGTCCAGCTTTATCTCAGCCCGCTGAACAGATTCTCCGCGAGTAAACTGATACAGTTTGCTGGAATGAAGTTGGATATAAAAACCCCATTTATTGAATTGCTCAACCACATAATCCTGAAACTCCAGGCCGTCGCCAAACGAGTTGCCGTTCTTGCTGTCCGGGTACATCACCTTATTAACAGCCGGATTCATTACCCCACACCTCCCACCCCTCAGCCGGACGCCGCGCAAATAACTCTATGCGTCGCCCATACGGATAGATTGTGTCAATAATCTCCCTGAACTCCTCCGGCTTTTGACTATGCTTCCCGCGCTCAATGCTCTGTACACTGTCGAATAGACGCGCCACGTCCGGCAGGCACGAGCCGCGCGTACACACCAACAGCAACTCATGGCGCACGCTGTTGTAATGCCCCATCACATGGCGCACTTTGTCCCACACGAACGAAGCCTTATATCTAAATCCCCACGCCCCCACGACATCGAAGCTTTCTTCAAGAATGGGTGAAGTCACCCACAGAAACAGCACCGCGTCATCCGCCGCCATATCCCGCACCGGCAACTCGGCGATCTCCCTGAGCTTCATCGTGGGATAGTGGTCATCCTGAACGCCCATATAATCCGGCATCGTATTGCCATAACTCCACGGCGGGTCGGCGTAAATGACCCGGAACTTGTCGGTAGGCAACGCCGGCGCTTCCTGCCGGTCGCGTGCCGTCAACGTACGCTGGGCCTGCCGCACACTCATCCGCCCTTCCTTCACCCCATCCACTGCCACCACCCGTCGCTGCTCATCCGGCTCCAGCCGCGCCAAGTCGAGCATCTCCCGCGTCCGGTTGGCGATTGGCTCGGCCGCTATAGCCTCCCTCACCTCGCCGTCCAGGTCCCGGGCGATCTGGAGGCGACGTTGCGCCGAGCGTTCGCCGATCCCCATCTCTGTTGCCAATGCGGCCGTGGTTTTGGGTGGCGTCACCGTGTCACCACCCACTTTTGTATATTGGTTGCCATTCCATCCGACGGCCGCCCGTTCCCCCAACGCCTCCAATATCTCACCGCGCCGCAGCAAATGCTCACCCTGCTCCAGAACGGTCAGCTCATTTCGCATCAAGTTCTCGTCAATCTCCGCCAATTCCGCCCGTAGCCCGTCCAGCGGTGCAATCCGTGCCGCCACCGTCTCCCATCCTAATCGGCGGGCCGCCTCCAGTCGATGCCGTCCGGCCACAAGTACATTTCGCTCTGTGAGCACAATCGGCTGCAATAGCCCCACTTCGGCCATGCTTGTCTGTAAGACCATCACCTTGTCGTTGTTCAGCGGTCGCTTTCTTGGCTCCACAATGACATCATCCACGGCGACGCGGTATTCAACACTCATCTATTGACCCTCCAATATCAGACCCTTACGTTTACACACCCTTACTAAGGGTGTGTAAAGCGTACAGCTTAGGGCGCTGTACAATAACCTTTACGAGTCGTGTAAAGGTCTCTCTACAATATATAGCGGCGCAAGCTGTACAGACCTTTACAACCTTTACATACAGCTTTGCAAAAAACACCCGTTGTACAGCTTTTTGTATACGTTTATACGAAATCATTTTGCACCTTTACGGCGACTAATTTTGCGCCTTGCTTGCCCTCAACGATGGTTAAATCGCCGGTCACTTCGACCAGATGTTCAATCTCCGCGCGGATTTTGGCGTGCGAAAATTCCGAGCCGAGGTCGTCATAGACCATTTCGCGCAGCTTGTTTTTCGGTACGCCGTTGGTGAAAGTTTCCGCATACGAGATGATTGTCTGCTTCAAAATCGCCGCGCTATGGTTGACCTGAACGGCGGTGAAATAGGCCGTGTCCAGGTCGTTGGTGCCGGCCACGTGCTCATAGTAGAAATCCATCACGGCATTGGGAACATCGACGCCGCGCGTCTTGGTACTGCGTAGCGTGACCTGATTGGTATTGGCCTCACGAACGGCATGAAGCGCCAGGTCGAGCGACGCCTCGATGCTGCTGTGGCCGCGCAGAGCATCACCGGCCCGGCCGCCATTCGCGCCGCCTTTCCGTTGGTGGTGGAGGATGACAAACGCCGAGCCGGTACGTTCGGCCAGCCAGCGAAAGTTCTTCATCACCTGCGCCATTTCCGCGCTGTTCTCCTCCACCGTGCCGGTAACGAGGCCCAGGTTGTCGATGACCACCATCCGCGCGCCGAGCATGGCTATTTCGTCGTGTAGCAGGCCCATGCTGTCGATGTCGTTGGCAACGAGCGACGGCGTGGGCATGGAGAGGTAATAGAACGGCGCGTCATCCGGCAGATTGCGCGTCTTCGACATGGCATCGACGCGCTGATCGGTGCGCCGCGTGCCGTTGTCCATGTCTATCCAGATGACGGGCGATTGCTTGACGGCCGCGCCCCTGCCCTGACCAAACACCCCCGGCAGCCAGTCTTGCCCGCCGGCCACGGCCAGCGCCATATCGAGCGCAATCATCGACTTGAACGACCCCGGCGCGCCGTAGAGGATATTGAGGCTGTGGGTTTCCAGATACTTGTCGATGATGTATTCAGTCGGTGGGCGCGGGGTGCGAGCCTCATGAAGGGTGCGAAACATCCAACGCCTGACAGTGGGCGCGGGCGGTTCGCTGTAGGACATATCATCGAAGGGGATAGGGCCATCGTCATCGTACATGAGCGGCCACCCTTTGAGCGAGCGCGTCGGTGATGTCCGCGCCTTGTCTGGATTGGCGCGGGGTCTGAGCCGGTCGCGCCGTCTGGTAGCCGTAGCGTTTGGCAATGCCGAACAGGGTGGCAACGGTGACACGATTGCCGCTGGTTGGTGCCGTCTTGAAGGAGTGCCATTTACGGGCGACCTCGCCGGGATAGCCGGGCGACCATGATTCGACTAAAGCGATGCCGCGATCATCCGGCAGCGCGTCGTGTACCGCCATGAGAACCGGCAGCCAATCGGTGTTATAGTCACCGCGCGGCGGGATAACAGCCAGAGCGCGGGCAATGTCGGCCTCATCGGTCGTGCGTGGCGTTACGGCCTGCGGCTGAGGTCGAGCCGGTTCCATGTCGCCGCCATAGGTGACGAAAAGCGCCTCAAGCTCAGCGTGCCGGTCGGCAATGTCGTTGCATGAGAACTCCGACGCGCCGAACTGATTGCCCGTCACGGTGAAATAGCGCAGTTCGTTGTACATCTCGAATCCCGCGCGCTTGACCGAGTGGGGGATAGAACCGCACGCCAGAATGTGCAACCCCCGGCCGCTGGGTGATCGTTCTGTATAGGAATTGAGCATCTGGACGATCTGCCGCGCCTCGTCGGTCAGACGGCCTGATTCGTTGAAACAATCATCGAGGTCAACGCCGATAACCCCCGCGCCGATAGTGAACACGTACCCTATACCGGCCCAGCCGTGGCGCTTTTTGGCGCTCCACGCCTGCGAGGCCGTGGCCCAGGTCGCCGGATTATTACTAGCCGCCGCCGCGCCGGTGTGGGGATTCATCGGTATCTTGTTGGCCGTGTAGCCCACCCACTGCGCGAGCGTTTTAAGTTCCGCCATAGTCCGCATAGCCCTATCTCCTTCCTGCCTAAGTCCCTTCTCCAATAAGCCCCTACTTCCCTGCCTCGTCCTTCTCTTCATTC